AGAAACCGAATGCACCGGCAACGGTTACGTTAGATAATGCATCAGCGGCAACCGCGCCGGCGGCTGCGCCGGAGCCGTCAGATTTATTACGCCAGAATGCGTAGTGCGACGATTGATCGGCAGAGACAGCGATCGGTGCAGATGCGCCCAGTGGTAGTGTGACGGATTGGCCTTTCTGTGGCCACGGTAGGCATGACGTGAAATAGTCATGGCGTTTCCCGCGTTTGCGTAGCCTGTAGTTAGTATTTGGAGTAGTGTCCGTAACATCCGTGCGGTCAATAGGTATGGAGTCGATTAAGTTTTCGTCCCGGAACCATTGATTATAGATTAGATTGTAGGCACGGAACCATAGTGCCGAGTGATCGACAGTATTTCCTACGGGGATTTGTCCCACCGTAGGTAGTCCCATATAGTCGCCGAGTGAACCAATTGCGTAGCCGCCAGCGGGACACCGGATTTGTGGGATTGTGTAGTCGATTGAATCGCCCGGGTCGATTTGTTCGCCCATGAATTTTTGCCAATTATCCCAGAGTAGACGATTGGGTACGAAGAAAAAGAAGGTATCCAGATACATGTTATCCATGATCGGGAATAAGGGTGTAGATAGACGTGTAAAGATAGTTGCCCGTAGATTGAAAGTATCACCGGGGAGAACTTCGTCAACATAGATAGGAATGAGCCATCCAGAGTTGAATGTAGTTTTGTGTGTTTTTTGGATTTTGAATGATGAGCGCGGGATATCCGCGCGGGGAGTCATCGCAAAGCGATGGACATCTACAGATTTATTGCGGTGCATGTGTTTAGCTCCTGTTAACGGCAAGGTCCTTGCCACGGATTAGAAGGATAGGAGAAGCGGGTATATCGAATGAACCCATAGAGTCATCGAAGGTCCCGAGATGATAGAGATTGAAGTCGTCAGGATGTTTCCAGAGGTCATTATCGTTTGCTTCGCGTTTAATTTCATCGGAGAATGAGCGAATGGCAATGCCAGTGGTTTGTACGAAGAAAGGACGGCCAAACATTGTAGCGGCCGAGTCATACATAGCGACGATTTCGATTTTCATAGTTCTCTCTTTAAGAATTTGAGTTTAGCGTTTAATACTTCTTCACGGACTGCGAGACGTTCGTGGACGTTGTTAGCCGCGTGTTTACTAGCGTTGAGTTCGCGTGTTTCTTTTATTTCATCGAGTGAGCCTTTATAGAGTTTATCGTAGTATTTAGGGATTGATGTTATTCTGCCGTCAGCGACGCAGAAGTCGGAGGGATAGATATCTGATTGGAATTTTTCGAAGAATGTTGCTCCGATGCCAGGTTTAAGGGACATATGCCCGAATTCTGGTGTACGTTCGCCGTAGTGTTCAACCGCGCGATCGCCATAGACTTTTTTGATGCAGTAGCGTGCGCAGTAACCTGCGGATTGGAGTGTAACAGTACCGATTTCTGCATTGCCTTTAGTCCATAGAGTTTCGAGTTCTTTTGAACGGTAGAGCATATAGTCGTTAGATGATTTGCGCCATTGTTTTTTGTCGGGGAAGTCGTAGCCGAAGATTAGAGCGTGATAGTGCGGGCGTTGTGTCTGATCGCCGTATTCCCCGCACATGAAAAAGCGCACCGGGCCTATCTTAATACGTAGACGCTTCATGAAAAGCTGAAAGTCTCTGTAATCCAGCGATCCGTTTTTAGGTAAGTTCTCGTCGTTGTATGTAAGAGTAAGAAAGGAATTCGCGTCGTGCATTTTGGCTTCGTGCATACAGCGCACTGACCATTCACGTGCGCGGTCCACTCTACAGCCGGTGCATTGCCCACAGGGGAGCAGAATTTCATGTTGGATTTTGTGGCGTGCGAGTTGGTTAAATACGACGCCACCGTCAGCACATTTATAGGCGGTCAGTGGATGATGGCATGCCATTAAAGGCGATAGCCGCCACGCATTGGAGGTGGTGCCATGTTGATTGATTTGGTGTGACGGATGTTGTGGCGGAAGCCACGTGCGGAAGATTGTTTATTTACGTGAGAGCGTTTCATGATGATTTCCTTAGAGGGGGGGGAGGGAGTGCCAGGGGGGCCTGTCACTGAGACCAGTATAGAACAAGGAAGGACTGGTCTGCAAGGCCTCGAGCCAGGCTTAGACAGGGGGGGGTACCCCCCTTACCCCCAATGCAGCTTAGCAAGAGGGGGGTCCCCCAGCGTTGAGCCGGGGGGGTTTTCGTATTACATATTTAGAGGACGTTGACGGGCAGTTTCTACGAGGTGTGCGGTCCACACGATACGTAGTTTTCTAACGGCTTTTTCTACATCGCCGAGCATGGCGATAGATGCGGCAACATCTTGGGAAGTTGAGGAATGAGGGATACGGGAGATTGTGCCGAGTAAGCCGGAGAGAGTTGCAACGAGAGAATCCGGAGAGATTTTTTCCACGTTGCTAGGTTGCGTTGCCATTTTTAATTACCTCTGAGAGTACCGGAGCCTCCGGTCGGGGTGCAAGACCTAATTCTCGCACAGCCTCTATATTAGCAGGATTGAGACAGAAGTCAACAAATTGTTGAGAGGAATTATTGAATTTTTCGCGTACGTTGCTTGGGAGCGACAGGAAGTTTTGATCTGCGGCCATAATTGTGTTAAGCGCAGATTGATAGTCGTCGATTCCGGTGAAGTCGCCCGCGAGTGGTTGTACAGTGGAGACAGGTAGATGACCGGTGATTCCGAATTGACGGAGAATGTTATTGATATCGCACTCATCTTTGAATTCTTGCTTCGTGCGTGTGAGTTCTGGACAGGTTAATGCTGTTTCGCGTGAAACAGCGTCCATGTTGTAGTTATATTGTGAGCGAACAAATGGGTAGTTGATTTCGCCGTTGTTGTCAATAGAGAACATGATATTTCCTAATAATGTTGTATAAATGAGACAGGGGAGGGGAAAAAAAATTTTCCCCCTCCGGGGGGTTTGGCTGTTTATTGATAGCCGGGTCGTTTGGGTTTGCCGTAGGATTTCCAGGCTTTATTAGCGTTATTTGCTTTTTCTTGCATGTAGTCCTCGAAGTCCCCAAGCCATCCGGGGTATTGTTGTGCAGCTTTTTTACCGCTGTTTATAGTTTCGATGCCGTCGCCGACCCAATCGCCGAAGCCGCTAGTAACTTTTGCGCGTGCGCGTAGCCACGGATTATCGGCTTCTTTGTTTGCGGTATCTGCTTGCGTTGCTTTCCATGCAGAGTTTAATTGTTTTAGTCGGTCCTCGAATGATTCTGTATCGAATTGCCACGCAGTTTTCTCACGCTGAGTTCTTGCCTCAGTATTTGCACGATTGACGGGATGAGTCCCGATTCCCTCGAGAACGTCCAGGCGTCGCGCATTGGTGTAGTCTGTTTCTGCGTTGGTTCGTTTTGTGTCTGCTTGTTGTTGAACATTTTGTAGTTCCATGGTTTTAAGTTGTTGCTGCGTCATTGCAGCGGATAGTGCGGAATTTGCGCCTTGTCCTAGTTCGTTTCCCATAGTAGCTTGTGCGCCGCCGCCCGATTGTGCGCCACCTTGTGAGTATGCGAGCATCGGGTTTAATCCGGCAGCTTTCATATCTGCCGTGCCGCGTTGGTATGCGGTGGATGTTTGCTCATTCTGGAAATCCATTTGTGCTTGTGCTTGTTTTGCATTTGCAGCATTTGTCTGCATTTGTCCGTAGTAGTTCATACCACCGACTAGTGCGGGTGTTGCGGATTTCAGGAAGTCTGCGCCGGTATCGAGCCATGATTTTTGTTGTGGTGGGGCATCGCCTTCGTTACGTACTGGGAATGTTTGTGCTGCGCCTTGTGCTGAGCTTTCGCCGCCCCACATATTAGAGATGCCGCCAACCAATGATGATGCGGCAGACCCCACACCGGGGATGAATGGGAGTGCGGCGGCTGCATAGGGCAAGACTTTTTTGACGCCTTTACCTACTTTTTTAAAGACCTTTCCTATCTTTTTGAAGAATGACATATTACCCCCATGGGAAGATTACCGGGGGGCATGTGCCAGTCCAGCATTGGAGAAAGTTATAGAACGGGATGACGTATGCAACGATGATAAGGTAGATAGGTTCCATGATTAGAAGTGATCGATTAGACCAGGGACAGAGTAGAGGGGCATAGCGCGTACAGCTTTACAATCGAAGAACATATCTGCGATGAATTCTGTAGGTGCGTCGGCTTGTGGTGGAACTGCGATTACTCGCGGGACCGGTATATTTTCACTGATAAAGGTTTCATTAAGCGTCGGCAGAGTGTCGAAGCGTTGTGCCAGATGCCACGGATCGAGAGTGCCTGTAGCCGTCGAACGGAATAGACCTGTGATTTGGGATGGATTATAACGATATTCAGACCATCTTTCCTGATAACCGAAAACGCCATTATCGCCCGCGTCGCCTTGTACGTAGATTTCTTTATTAAGGACGGCTTGCTCGCCGAGGTGTGAGAATACGGGGAAATAGAAGTCATACCGGGTTTTACGACTCCACATTTTCCGAAGCCCTTGTTGGTAAGTAAGGTCGGCGCGTACGGATGCGAGTCCAATGATTACTCCGTGTTCTACGAATGATGTTGAGAAGCCGTGTCCTCCGGCAAGCCCGGTGCCCATGGCTGCAAGAGTTCCCAATGGCGTTGTAGCTCCAGTCTGGCCAGTAGCGGAATTCTGCGCAATAGGATTAACAATAATTGGTGTGCTTCCACCGCCGAGATATTCCGGTCGTTGCAGTCTAGCGTCAGGAGATACGACGCCGAACTGAGCACGAAGGATTTCAGTATATCGGGTTCCACCGCGTGCGTCTCGTTCTAGGAGTTTTTGAATTGCGAAGGATTGGCGTAGTTGGTTAATTGTTGCGGCGGTAGCTTGTGATAGGTCGGCATAAAGTGTCCCATTAGGATCATAGAAACCGAATGCACCGGCAACGGTTACGTTAGATAATGCATCAGCGGCAACCGCGCCGGCGGCTGCGCCGGAGCCGTCAGATTTATTACGCCAGAATGCGTAGTGCGACGATTGATCGGC